TCCACTGTTAATTTTGGAATATCTTTTCTTTCTCCATATATTGTATAAAAATAATCATTAGAATTATTTCCTGCAGTAATTACTCTCTTGTTATCATATTCAACAACATAAATATTATTTACTGCACTAATTGGGGTCAAGTTTACTGAAATACTATTTTCATGAACTAATGCGGACCAATAATTTGGTAGATTAATTATATTTTCATTTGTTTTTCCTCTAACAAAAACTCCGTGTTCTGGACCTTCTAAGCTTGCATATTGAAGTTGTTTATTATTATTTAATGGATGAGGAATTAAGAATGATTTAGATGTTGCAGCTAAATTGCCACTAATTACAATTCCAGAAGCATTAATTTCTGCTACTTGATTTCTTGCTGATGTTCCATTAACATGGAATTTAATAGTTTTACCAGTTGTTTGAGTACCAATTGTAAGATTTCCACCATGAATATAAAGATAACCATCGCCACTAGATCCAATATTATATTCTGCTTGATTATATCCAGAATTATTAATTCCAAGATCAAGATAATTTACTGTATCTGTTCCTGCGTTACTTGTAATAACAAGATCTGCTGAAGCTGAATCTCCACTTGCTAAATTTTGAATATTAGCTTGAATATAAGTATTTCCACTTCCAACTACTGAAAGAGGATTAAATGGTAAAGAAGTATATCTAACATTAGAGAATACTCCAGTTCCACTTACGTTAACATTTCCTTGTAAAATTGTATTTCCACTTACATATAATCTAGCATCATTTGGAACAGCAGATATTCCACTACCAATACCGAAATTACCATATCTATCTAATAATATTCTATCTATATCTACTCCAGCATAATTTCTAAATTTAACTCCTTTTGTCTGATTGCTTCCACCATAAAATAAAATAATATCATTATCGTCTTTACTATAAATGCCTATAGTTGACATCCAATACATAGATAAATGTCCAGCTCCACCTTCTTGAGCAGGATTAAATGTTAAACCATTAGCACCACCACCATTTTTAACTATAAGACTATAGTTATTTACTGGATTTATATTATTGACTGTTAATATTCCACCTGATACTAATGTATCTCCTGCTAGAATATTTCCTGTGCCAAGATCTAAAACTGCAAATGGATTATTTACATTAACTCCAACTTTTCCACTTACAATATTAATATACGATCCTGTTGTTGCTCCAACTCTAACGCTATCTCTATTATAATTTTCTTGATTAGCGCCATAAGCATGAGCATTAAAATTATAAGCTTTGTTATTATATCCAAGAGCAGAACTTGATCCACTCTCTACTCTATTTAATCCTCCAACAGCAACTCTTGTAATAACTCCTGCTGGAACATTTAATTCATTTGCATCAACATTTCTAAATCCTACAAAAACATTATGTGCCCAATAATTTCTATGAACAGTATCTGATGCTCCACGATAGATTTGCATTCCACTAACAAGATCTTCTGAACTTATAATTCCAGTTCCAGTAGTTAATGGACCATTATGGAAATTTCCGGGTCTTCCAATTCCACCCAAAGATCCATAATTCATTGTTGAAAGAGTAATTTCTAATCCAGTTAGACTTAGTACTCTTGAAACATATCCGTCATATCTTCCTTGTGTTAAATTAATTCCAGATGTAACAAAAATTCCAGATCCAGTAATTCTATTATAAACATCTACAACAACACTTTCACCAGTATAACCTGTAATTGGTGCGGTATAAAAAACATTAAATTGATCTAAGTATTGAGAAGTATTTCTTTCTATTCTTTTGATTCCAGTAAAAGCACTTGATGTTGTATTTCTGCTTAATGCCCATGCGTCTGTTTGAGTTGAAGTACCTTTGTAAGATGCATTAAAATTATTATTAAATCCTAATGCTCCAAGATTAATTCCAACTTTATAAACATTTGTTGTTCCGTATCCGGGATCATACCCAGTAATTCTTCTAACTACTGTACCATTATAAGTATTTGCAACAAGTCCAGCGACGCCGGGGTTTACTCTTAAATAAACGGTATCTCCAGTTGCATGTAAATATTGAGAAGTTGCTTGACCATTTATTGCATAAGCTAATTCTACTAAACCAGTTCCGGGAGGAGTTACAACTACTGTGCCTGTTGTTGTTAAATATAATTCTGTAAGTGCAGAAGTTGGGAATATTTCATCATTTGCGCCTTTTGATTCTAATGTCGTTAAATGAATAAGATCTCTTTGGTTATCATTTCCATTTGGTCTTGTAGTTGGAGAGAATTGATAACTTTTATAATTTGTTCCATATTGACCATTTGCTGATCCGGGATTATTTGGTGCAGCAGAAAAAATAAAATGAAAATGATCTGAAGCACTAGTAAAATAATTACTTCCTGCATCTAATTGTAAACCATGAACAAGTCTTGCTCTTCCTTCGATATCTAATGGTCTATTTGGGTCAACATAATCGTTAAGTGCATATTGAAATCCTGCACCATATGATGAACTTAAATTAGTATTAATTCTAACTATTCCACTTTTACTATTTATATTTAATCCATTACCAATATCATATTCTTTACCAGATTGTGAGATTTTAAATGAGTCAAATGTTTTAGTTCCACTTATTACTTGATTTCCAGTAAGGTAAACTAAGTTATTACTAATAATATTATTTCCTGATATAGTATTTGCGATTACTGTATAAAATAATCCAGTATAACCACTAATAACTCCTGTTACTGTGGTATCTATCATTTGATTAAATCTTAAAGTTCCACCAACTGTAACATCTCCAGAAACGCTTAAATTCCCTCCTAAATTTACATCTGCTCCATCTATATTTATTGAAACTCCAGATAAATTAAGAGTATCAATGTTATTTAAATCTAAAGCTGTAAATACTCCTGTACCGCTTACATTAAATGAGCTATCAATCAAATAAATATCTGTTCCACTTATTGTAATTTGACCAACATTATTTACATTAATTCCTGTGCCACCATATGTTAATTGAAATTCATTAGATTCAATAACATTTTGTACTGCGCCAGAAAGATCAGCTTGATTAATTTGTTTTGTGCGAATTAAATTATCAGCCATTTTTTACATCCTCAGATTTTTTGCTATGATAAAGAATACTAGCAATATAAGAATCTAATCCATGTTCTGCAGCGATACTATGAATATCTAAAATTTTATCTGGATTTTTATCTTTAGGATTAGTTACATAATCTGATATAACAGAGTCCCAAACTTCTGGATTTTCATTTGATGATATAATTTTTGTTATTTCAAATGCAACTTCTTTTTGTTGTTTAGAAAGTTTACGCAAAGAATGCTTTTCTCTTAAGCAAGCTTCTACTTTTTCTTGTAATTTAGAAGCTAGTATGAAATTATTTTTAATTTTTTCAATATCAAAAAATGTTGCTTTTGATTGTTTGCCTTCGCCAATTGGTTTGACATTCTTTGAACTTTGAGGAATTCCTGTAGAACCTTGTGGTCTGCCCGCTCCTCCGCCCATAGCTGATCCACCAATTAATGGCTGATAAAGACCTTCGTCTTTTAATTCTCTAAATTTTTGTTGTGAAGTATATGATTCTTCTTGAGTTGGAAGTCTACCACTATCAATTGCAGTAAGACCTTCTTCTGGAGTTAATATTCCAAGCTCAACTAAACGAGTATAAATTCTAGAGTATTGAACATCATCTTTGATATCTATATCTTCAAAAACTGGAGTAGGATAATTTTTAAATCCTAAATCTTTGCTAATTCTACGAACTTCTGGAAACAAGAAGTTATTTAGAAAAGTTTCGCGAGCTTGTTTTAATCTTTGAATAAAAACTTGAACCTTGATACTTTGATTGGCAAATTTTTCATTACCAATTAAAATATTATTTAATCCCATTTGAATATCACGATCTACTACTTCGTATTTTTGTGGTCCAATTAGATTTCCAATATCTGGAATAACAAATTGAGCTTTAGTTGTATAATCCGCAATAAGAACTCTTCCAACACTTTGATTTTCAAAAAGTTTTTGCATCGCTTCAAGATTTTTCTGATTAATACCACCATTATTTGGAATATCTCCCATTGTAATAAGCAATACAGATTGTTGCATTGTACGGGTAATTGCCATGTCCATCTTTTTCATTTCAGCTTTCCAGTTAATATCATCTAAAACTGGGAAACCCATTGGTACTGAAAATGGCTCGTAATCTTGTTTCTTATAAAATACCGCTACAAGTCTTTGGCGATCTAATGGTAAAGTTAAAACTCCAACTGTTTTTTGATTGATAAGTTTTTGAGTTTCTGGAGGAAGACTTCTTAATACTTCAAGATCCTCATCTGTCTTAGGAGCTTTTAATCTTTCTAATTCATAATCGCTCAATAATTTATAATATCTTCCAAGTGAAAAATTGATACTTCCGCCAATTTGAATATCTGCAGGATTTATAATTATATATCTTGCTGGTAAATTAACATTAGCTGCTTTAGATGTAATACCGAAAGTTTGGGTAATTTTATTAATATCTTCATCTTTTATTTTTGTATCAAAACGATAAATAAATACATTACCGCTACGATAATATTCGCGGAAGAATTGATCTTGCATATCAAATATATTTATTTTCTTAAATAAAGCAGTAAAGAAATCTCTACTTTTTTGACTTCCATCTTTAAAATAAATCTTACTGCAAGAAAATTCTGTCATTAAATCAATAGTATTTCTGAATACTGCAAAATTATAATAAGCCTTTTGGCATAGAATAACCGCATCACGGATATTCATATTTGAGTTGGCTTTAATTCCAGATGAGTATCTAAATGGTATTAATCCGTCATCAATATTCTTATATCTATCTGTACGGATAATATCGCCAGCTACATTTCTTCTTGTACTGGTAGATTCTGCGGCTTTAACTTCATGGAAAGAAGCATCTGCTACCATCAAGGGTTGAGTTTCTTCAGTTTTAGCTGTTTTTTCTTGATTTTTTAATTTTTTAGCCATTTTACTTCAAATATTACACATTATCTAATCAATATAGGCGAAAAAGTATCCACCTGCTCGATTGCTTGAGTAGTCATCATATCATTATAGCACTTTATAGCCCAATTTGCTAACATAAATGCTGAATAATTATCTTTTCTGGCTTTATTTGCAGACGCACTCCTTTTTAAATGTTGAGGTAGATCAAAACTTTGAGTTCCTCGGCTAGTAGCTGAGTGTTCAATTAATACGCATTGTTTTTTGGTCTGATAGATAAAGTCATCTTGATTTTCAATAAAGTCTAATATAGTCCAATCCTTCTTATCTTCTACTTTCATAAGATCAACTGGTATATTTAAATTAACTGTTTCATTAAAGAATTTATCATCTGAACCTGTTCTGCTAGCAAACCATACTCTTTTATAATCAATGCAAGCTTGTAAATATTCATTAGCTTTACGAATAAATGTACTTGTAAATACTTGATTAAAAGCTATTTTTTTATCTTCTAGATTATATTGATTTTTCGCATTTCGTATCATAAGATCATAATCTTGACCTTCTAATTCAGTATTCATATCTAATGTTTTAATATTAAGCTTGCCTTTTTTAAATAGTTCAGATTCATTACAAGCAGCCAAGAATGTATCTGCTCCTGCATTATCAAGAATCATGAAAACAATATTAAAATTAGTTAAAATATAATAAAGATAATTAACATGATTTTTTAATGTGCCCAACCCAGCATATGTATGTACAAGTATGCCCTGTTTCTTTTCTTCATCTAATTCCATTACTGCCATAGCAAAATAATCTGCATTTGGACTGTCACTCATGTTAGGATCAATTCCTAAAATATATTTTTTATTAGGATCTCCTTTCATCATTGTATGAGGTAGTTCTCCAGCTTTTAATGTACATTCTTCCATTTTCTTTGCATTAAAATAACTATCACTTCCGTCTGT